TGGATACACCACCCTTCCTGGACACGAACCGGCCTGACGTTCCCAACATGGTCGTCTCGGGCGGCGTTACGCCCTTCTATCTGGAACGCTCCCCGGTGCGGGGACGTCTGGTGCGGCTTGGGCCTCTGGCAGATGCCATCCTGTCGCGGCATGACAATCCCGATGCGGTTTCGCAGCTTGGGGGAGAAGCGCTGGCCCTCGTGGCGGCCATGGTGTCGGCCCTGAAGTTCAAGGGGGCCTTTTCCCTCCAGGTCAAAGGCGACGGGCCGGTTTCAATGCTGGTGACGGATGCCACAGACAGCGGGGATCTGCGGTTTTTCGCGCGTCTGCGCGACGATGCGGACCGAGATGCCCTCCCTGAGACGGCCAAGAGCCTTCTGGGAGACGGCTACATGGCGTTCACCATTGACCAGGGACCGGACATGGACCGGCATCAGGGGATCGTGGATCTGACCGGCACGACGCTGGCGGACATGGCCGTGAACTACTTCCAGACCAGCGAGCAACATGACTGCTGGATCCGACTGTTCTGTGCGAAATCGGCGGACGGATGGAAGGCTGGAGCGCTAGTTCTGGAACGGATCGCAGCGGAAGGCGGGATCGAGACTTCCGAACAGGATGAGGACGCCTGGGAAACCGCCTGCACGCTGGCCGGAACGGTGACCGAGCAGGAAATCCTTGACCCGGACCTGTCCAATGAGCGCCTGATCCAGCGGCTTTTCGGCACGCTGGACGTCCGTATAGGCACGCCACGCGCGCTGGCGTATGGCTGCCGATGCAACCGGGCAAGGCTGGCGTCCGTTCTGGAGACATTCCCCGATGACGATCTCGACCACATGGTCGAAAATGGCGCCATCACGATGAACTGTGAATTCTGCAATGTGGGTTTCAGATTCACGCGCGATGAACTTGGAGCACACTCTGCATGACTCTACCCCTGCTTGATGACGCAAAGCTCAATGGCTTTCCGGTCGAGCAGCTTTATCCCGGCTGGGCGCCTCTCAGCCGGGCGCCTCTAGAGAATGATTTCAGCGTTGTGGTGTTTACTGAAACAAGCACCAACCGCCGAGCCTGCTGGTGGCTTGAAGGCGAAAATTATCGTGCCAGCCATGTTCTGGCACTTGATCCCTCCTTGCAGAAACGCCTTCTGACCACCATGGATCCGGTGTTCTGGCCGCTGGCATCAGGAGTGCTGGGCTCTCCCCTACCCGACAAGACCGGCCCCTCCTGCGACGCCCTGCCCGAAATTGCCGTGAACGAGCTTGCCGGTTCCTGGCTTGAAGGATACGCACCGCATACGCTTCTTCTGCCATCAGGCCATGCAGATAGCGGCGAGGCACTGCCATGTCCGAACGGCCGCAAAATCGGCGCCAACCGGATAACGGCACTGCTGGCTGCCCAGCGCGGAAATGGCCCGCTGATCGTTTCTTCGCCCTTCACGGCGCTCCCCCTGCTGGCACAGATCACGTTCCAGACGGGCTCCCTGAATGTCAGCCGTTTTCAAGAAGCCGATACAGTTTTCTACCTGATCTGGAACGACACTCTTCCAGCCCTTCGCCCCTCTTTCTACTATCCCGATGCCCCGCTGCTTATCAGTGATGATCCGGGCGGCGCGATGATCCCTGGGATGATCCTAAGCTGGTATGCGCGCCATCCCGAACATGCAGAGCTGATCCGAGAGGCGCGGCCCTTCAGGGCCGAGGATTTTGGCGTCGGACAGGCGTCCGGCCTGCGCCCGAAACCATCGGAGGAAAATTCCCCACCTCCACTGGCTGCGCCAGCTCCTTCGCCGCTCCCAGTGGCACAACCGGCTTCCGCAGTTCCACCTCAAGCATCTAGACAGGGGCTAAAAAGTCGACTCAAGTCCCTTTTCGGGCGTCTGTAGCGCCTTCAGGAGACAGGATATGCGCGTACATTACTGGACTGGTCTGAGTGCTTTGGTGCTGTCTCTTGGCATGGCGGCATGCTCCGATGGAGATGCGAACCAGACCTTTCCTCCGCTCGATTACAGCTATCTGTCCCAGATCCATCTAAACGTAGCGTCGATTGACGTGCAGGATGAAGCTCTCGCTGCGCCGGATTCATTATCCGCAAAAGCCCCTGTTGCACCGGATCAGGCCCTGAAGGCCATGGCAAAACAGCGTCTGGTAGCCAGCGGTACCTCCGGCAAGGCCGACTTCATCATCAAGCAGGCCTATCTAAACCGGGCAGGCGATAACGTGATAACCGGCGCCATGGATGTACAACTCAACGTCGCAGATGCCGGTAACCAGCATACCGGTTTCGTGCATGCACGCATCACCCACAAGCTGGATGCGGGAGATCGGGATCCGACCTCGCGCAAAGAACTCTATACCCTTACCAACGAGATGACGCAGGACATGAACGTGGAACTGGAATTCCAGATCCGCAAGAAACTCCTCTCCTGGATGACGGATGCTGCCGGAACTCCGCTCATCAATGGCGGTATCCAGCAGCAGGCGCTTGGAGCACCTGGGACAGCACCAGCACCCGCTCCGACGACGCCGACACTTGCTACAGAAACTACTGCGGGATCGACCGCGTCCGAAAAAGCGACAACACCCGCTGCCGCGCCGAGCGTACCGGACGCCATTTTCCCCACAGGATCCGACACCGAGGCGACAGCCGCACCGGCCACCCAGCACTCGCCACAGCCCGGAATACTGAAGCTTCCCTCAACAGACAGCACTCAAACGCACTAATTTACGCCTTTCATCATGCTGTGATGAGCACGTGTCTGTGTGTACTGCGACGGCCTCAGTTAGGAAAAGTGCACCCATTTTGTAAAACGACCGTTTCCAGATTTTCTATTATCCAGAGAAACCTATGCCCCCCATAAGGCCGCCCGTTTCGCCACGGTTTCGTAAAAGGGCTTCTTGGAACCACATGGAGGATTCGAAGAACCGTTAGTTGATGTTCCTTGTTTCTGATCTTTAGTTTTAGCGATTTGATTGACGGTTCTTTGTGTCACTTTCGCTCTGCGTTCTGAACAGATCGGGGGCTGTTATCCGCTTGATAGCTGCGCTGTGGCACTGATCCGCTCCAGGCAGAGGACGCGGCGCATGTTGTAGACGATATTGGCCAGCCCGATTTTTATGGTGACCTGAATGATACCGACAATTTGGATGAACCAGAACTTCCGGTCGATGGAAATATGGGATTTGTAGCCAGAGAACGGAATGGCAAGATCCGTTGACGGGATCGTCCCATCATCCTGCCGTTTTGCTTTGATGAACTTCAGTGTCCAGCGCGCATGGCGCTCCTTGTGGGACAGCTTTGCCGAATTGTCTTGCCAGACTTGCGAGATCCGTCCCTCTCGAAGATTCGCTTTCCCGGTGTTCGTGTTACGCTGCTTTGGCGCGGCTATCAGTGTGACATCCAGGATCTGTCCAGAGATTAGCAGATAACCCGCGCTTCGCAGGGGCGCGTCAAAGCAGTCAAATAATCTTTCAATGGTCTCTGGCCAGATACTCCGTCCTTTCATTGGACAGATTGTTCAGCGTCTGGATCGTCAGGGTCCTGAACATCAGCACCTGATCAAAACGGCAGTCGCCCGCCTTTACTGCCGTCTGAATAGGTCAAATCCTTCTCCAGAGCAGGGCGAAACACTTCAAAAATCCACATGCAGGGAAAAGGCTTCGAGCTGATCACCAAGCCCACTCAATCACGCAAGCCGCTCTTCAGCATCAAAAAAACCAGCCTGCTTCATGAGCTCCGCTGTTCTGCACGGCACACAGAAACTGACCGACAACGCCCTGCACGCTATCAGTCACAAAATAACCGATCACCAGATTACCAATATCGTGACTTTCATCCGCCATGCCAGGGGCAACACACCTCTCCTGTTTCAGCAGAATCCGTCAAACAGTTCAGCAAGACCATGCCCACCAGATATGGCAGATAATGCAGTCTCAGGGCAGGAAACGATAAAGCACACAGCCCTGATACCCAGCCCCACCATTGGAAGACACCCCCTCAGCCGTCGCCGAATAGGAGCCGCCGCCGCCTGCGCCGTACCGCGTTGCAAGGCGCCCCCCCTGGTTGCCACAACGTCCCGCCCCCCCCCAGGGGCCATCCCCACCATATCCGGAGAACGTATAGGCGTTACACTGCCCGTCCCAACCAGAGGTTCCGCTCTGGGTCCAGATCGTGCCGCCAGAAGCATTGCCACCCACACCGCCCGCAGATCCGATCGTGGAATAAAAGGCTCCGCCCTGTCCACCTTCGGCCTGCAGTAGCGTCTGCCCGTTGTAACTCACCAGGGAGGTCCCGCCTGTTTGCTCGGACCCACCGCCACTTCCGACAGTAATCGCCAGACCATTCCCCTGCGTGGGGCTGACGGCATAGATACCCCAGGCATCCCCCCCCCCGCCGCCACCGGCACCAGAAAACGCACCGGCAGTCGTCATCGACTGAGAAGCAGCCCCACCGCCGCCACCGCCAATAACACGCAGTTCTACTCGGGATGCCCATGCCGGAACAGGCACCGAGCCATTGACTGTCACCAGCGTCATGGGTTCTGTGCAGGCCTTGAGAAGAGCCTGGGTCGCCAATTCCGGGATGGTCGGCCAGAAAACCTGGCCCGGCTGAACTATCACACCTGACAGGCTGCTCGCCCCCTGTGGAACCGCAATCGTGTAAAGCGCCACAACACATCCGCCAGAAGGAGCGGAAGGCGGATTGGCAGCGGCCACCAGAGAAAGCACACCTGCCCGTCGCACGGGCAGCGCGCCACCGTCATTCTGGATTCCTGCCTGCGTCTGCGACGGATTGCTGGCATTGAAAAACGGCAACACGGTTGGATCAACATCCTGCTCGGAGCAGACTGCATAAACAGTATAGGTATTTCCACTCCCCGGAAGCGTAACGATCTGCGACTCTGTGCTGATATACTGGCATGTGAGAGCCGTTGTATCCGCCGCAAGCCCCCCGCCATTGCCGCCCAGACTGGTGGCGTCGATGACGCCCGGTGCCAGAATCGAACCCGCCTCAACCGTGAGGCTCAGATCGCTGGAGGATGCAGAATATCCCAGTCCTGACGCAGCCATGACATTCGGACCGTACAGCATAGACGCCAGGTTTCCGAAAGCGGCCTTGGTATAACGCCCGGCCTGCAGAAGATCCGTGTCGAGCGGGATGGATCCCGCATAAACGATTGCCCGGTCCATTAATTTTTCACCTTGATCCAGCCGGTAACGCCCATGGCCGCCGTCTGATCGACAGCGCGGCAGACTGTCGCCAGATCTGCAGCCTTTCCCAACTGTGTTTCTACAAAGAACTGACCACCCTGGAGACTGCCGTAACGCAAGCCCCCCGCACCATAACCGTACCCCCCACCCAGAGCAGGTGTCGTCGCGCAGCCAAGGGCATGGCAGTCAGAAGCATTCAGGGTTTCAATGATAATCGGCTGCACACCGGTCACCGCAACAATCGCATTCGTCACAGCCTGACGTGTGTTGCGTTCGGCAAACAACGAGGCACTGATGCGTTTGCGATAGACAGTATCTGTTTCGGAAGCTTGGCGGACCAGACCGCTTGCACCGAAATAATCGTCCGCAGCCATGTCCAGAAACGCGCCGCTCATCGTCGCAAGACGCATCTGGGGGGAACACTCCAGCATCAGTTGCCAGATGCCAGCCAAGACAGTGCCAAACCCGCGCAGAAGAGCCGCCAGTACTGGTGCGGCTTCCTCATCCAGCCCCTGAGGGTCCGCAGGAAACCACCCCTTGGGCAAAAGCCGCCGGAGCCGGCCTGCGAAATCATCTATCGAACCGGGAACCGGTCCCGTATCGAAAAGGATGCTTCCATCCGATGCCCGGAGAATATCCCGACCTTCGTCATAGAGAATACCCATCCGATCATCCCCCAGCCTGGCTAGGACTCATCAGCGGAATACGATAATCGGCACCATTGACGTTAATATGAAGAAAACCACCATCTGCCACAGTCGGCATCGTACCTCCGGCTCCCGTGACCGGCGACGTGATCTGAATTTCGCCCCCGTTTGCGGGGAAAAGTCCTAGGTTTCCGGAACCTCCCGTCCCTTCCTGCACATACAGACCCGCTGCCTGCGTCCCGGCTCCCGCCTGAACCTGAAGAGCATTGGTCGGGCTGGCCATGCCGGCAATCGAGAAGAGTGTTTCGCCCTCGATATTACCAAACAGGATTCCGTCATTGGTAAATTCCTGTCGCGTGCCACTGGTGCGTTCCGTCACCGTGGAACGGACAAATGCTCCCACATTGGCACCTGCCACACCGGAAACACTCTCAGGCGTATGCCATTCGACAGCATGATTTCGCGCCAGCGACACAGCAGACGCATATCCCGAGTCCTTCCCATCCGTTCCCGTCAGAGACTGAGCGCCAAAAACGATACCCGTCTGCCAAGAGTTCGGATTGGCAACAAATACTATTCCTGCTGCAGCATCGGACGTCCCAGACGTCTGCCCCCCACCTGCGCCAAGCTGGATTCCATATACGCCACCACCGACATTGGGCGCATAAGGGGTGGATTGACCCACCGCAAGACCACCGAAGTTGACTGCCTCAAGCTCCATTCCGAAAGTCGGCTGGTAATTCACCCCTGCCATTCGCCACGCTTCACCATAATAGGCATAGGCGGTCGTGGTAGTAGGGTTGGACGTATCGTCGGAAATTCCCCAGGATGCCACTCCGATGGAGCTTGGCTGGAACCCCAGAACCGAAGAGCCGATCACCGCATCAGACGTCCGCGACCCCGCAACAAACGCACTGTTACCGAACTGCGCAACCGACGCGCACTGGGCATCCTGCAATGCCCATGGACCAATGGACGTCGCCGCCATGGCTTCCGACAACCAGTCATTTTCCGAAGAACTGGCCCGGTCACTCAGGGCAGGATTTTCCGCCGCAACACCAACCAGAAGCCGGTCCGCAAAACGTTTTACCTGCGCTCCCTTGTCAGCATAAAATTGACCACTGGCCGAAACGCTGACAGGAGCCTCAGTTACCTGCGCTACAGTCGCCGTCACTGTCCGTGTTCCGCTGGCATCCGCCAGAACAAGGACCTCTTCTCCCGTCAGAGATTCGAGTTTCGGATATGTATTAAATACCGCCATGAAAATTCCTCATCCCTGCCGATAGATCCAGCTTCGGGATCCTCAGCCCTGGGTGACATTGATCTGAATGCTTCCAACCACGAGCGCCTGATTGCCATTGGCGGGAATATCGGCCTGCCCTCCATTAAGACGGACATTCAGAACTGACGTCACGGAGATCCCCGCGCCCGCATAGGCCAGGTAGGAAAGACGACTATACGGATATCCGGCCCCGACGGTCATCGCGGCAATATCTTTCGAAACGACAGACTGAATGGCGCTTGCCGCCGCCAGAACCGAAACGGAAGACGGCACCACAACATCCATGGAAACATCCACCGTCAGAACCTGTGGCGCTTGCACACCAAACCCAACCCCCAAGGCCCGAACAGAATCAATGACCCCATAGACATTCGACAACAGCTGATCCGAAGGCACCCCACTTCCGTCATTGACCACGGCAATAAAGTATCCGCTACGCGCAACACCCGCCGCATCCAAACCATCCCGGAGCGAATAACTCAGATCCGTCTGTACGTTAGCAATGGCATTACCCACTGCGGCCCGACTGGCAGACGCCTTCGCCGCCAGCCAGAGCGGAAAACGTGCCCTCAGCTGACTATCCGTTTCTTGTTCGGAACCATTCAGGAAAGGAGCCGTATTCGTCACGGTATCCAGCCCTGAAACCGCCGTTCCCATCAGGCAGATCGCACCGACCGAGACATTTCCGACTGTTCCCGCCACCTGACATGAAACAGGCACAGACAGCGTCGTCGCACCGGCTTCACGAACATATCCACCGGCAGATGCGGACCATGTCGACAAGGACTGATCCTGCGTCACAACAAAGGATATTCCCCCCACAGTCCGCACAATCGCTCCCGGCGGAACAACCGCCGACTGTTCGTTGGCCGTAAAGGACGTAAACGTCACAAGCCCCGTCGCCGGCGTTCCAGGCAGACGGATCATACCAAAATCATTGACGAAACTGTCACAGTCCGACCCCGTCGATGTCGCCAGACGAGTCCGCAACAACGACTGCAATACCAAATACTGCAACCACAATCCTACACCGCCGACACCTTCCATAAGCGCCCGCACAGGCGATCCGATGGAAACGTCCAACAGTTGAGAACATGAGGACTGCGCTGTTGTCACTGCTGCCGAAACAGTCGTGGAGAAAGAACGTAAGGAGAGAGACATCGCATCCTCTTGGAGCGGTTCAATACTGTGCCGCTCTCATCATTTCAGTAGGAAAAAGACAGGCTCTGCTGCTGACTGGATGCCGCATCGACATAGGACACATCACATCTGCAGACACCACCGCTCTCATCCGTCACAGTCACTGTTACAGCCTGTGATGAATCCACCCCGGCATCTGCCTGAACCTGCGCCTGGATGACAGATTCCATCGCTTCCGGTGTAATGATCTGACCGACCATGAGTGGCAGCCCCACCCCATAATCCAGCTGCCAGATATAATTCCCGGGAACAGTCAGCAAACGCCTCAACAGACTCTGTCTCGTCAACTCCGTGCCAGAGACCGTCTGCAGCGTACCGGAGGTCAGCACCAGATCGTTCCCGAAAATATGTGAAAGAGCGATCATCCAAGCGGTCCTTCCGTCCTCTGACTTCCCAGAAGATGGACATGCTCATTCAGCGAATGCTGATTCGTCCGCACATCCCCCCCCGAAACCGTCAACCCGGCAGATGTCAGGGTCATGTTTGTCCCACCAACAGAAAAACTTATTTCCCCATCCTTCAGAACAATCCGTGCATTTCCCGCACCAACTGCCACACTAACAGATCCAACATGCAACCAGCCAGCCTTCGAAGACGTCGCCCCGGAAGTACCTGACGAGGAAAGCGGCGGATAACCACAACCTCCTTTGACCAGAAGTTCGCCAGGCTGCGCGACAACTCCCGTCAGAGGAGACACAGGCGCCATCACCACCGTGTCAAACACACATCCCGTCACAACAAGATGCTCTCCATCTCCCTCAACAGGCTGAAGAACAACATGCGTGCCTGGAGAAGACGGACACGCAATCCGGAGATCTCCCGCATGCACCCCGCCAGCGTCCGGAAGCCAGCCAGTTTCCACGTTTTCAGGCTGGATCCGGACCTTTACGGCATGATTAACGGGGTCGACAGCTGAGACGATCCCAAACATCGTATGCGCCGTCCTGCCTTGAAGGGCCGCCGCATCAAAGCGGGCATCACTCATGTCCCACCTCCGCGATCCCTCAGAACAACCTGCTGAACAAATCCCTGCTCCACGGAAAACCGGGAGATCACCTGATCAATCCCCAGGGTCTTTTCTCCACTTCCCGTTACGACAGTCATATAATTTCTTGGCGCAATACCCGGCACACCTGGAATCCTGATCCGCACAGACAACGCATGCGCAACAATACGTGCATGCTTGCCACGCACCAGCCTTTGCAACTCGTCCAACCGACGCCCAGGAACGCGAAAGGTATGAATACTGGCATTTCCCGACGGAGCATCCTGAGAGAATGAAACGCCATCATAATAAATCTGCGTCATACTTCTCTGGCGGGAATCCCACGACGCCATGTGCACAACCACACCAGCCAGAAGCTGTAAGTCCCGCGCAACACTGGTTTCAAGAACAGCGTTCCGCATATCTGTCACCTGCACACCCGCATCGGAAGAGGAGCCCAGTGACCGGCAGACAACAGATCTTCCACTGGCGTAAAGGTCGCAAAAAGAATCCCGGGCAATCGTGAACGCAAGATCCGCCGCCGTCTGAAAACGATGCTGCCCCATGAGCGCACCACGCTTATGCTCGATCTGCCAGAACTGACCCGCCATAAGTGTAGCCTGATCAGAGGGTAGCGCAATCGATGCGTCTAGGCCTGCGGCCTGCGCCATGATTTCGAGCAATTCCTGCTGGGTATGGTTGAGCCACGCATCCTGAATCCGCAGATCCATCAACGCCGCCAACGCATCCCGGCATTCCATTTCCAGAACGGCATGCTCGGCCGCATATTCAATATGGTCGATCCGCCCCTCAAACAGCGTAATCCACGAAGACGAAACACTCTGCGCATCGCGCATCTGAAGGATTACCCATTTCCGAGCGGGCTGCTCCGTTTCAAACCACAAAACCTGCTGCGCCTGCCCCCTGACGGCAAAACGAAGTGATGCGACATCACAGGCTTCATACCGGTTCGCATCAATCTCGAACTGCAGAAGCGCCAGAACCGGATCAACCTGCCCATCAAAAAAAAACCTGGACTTCCAGTTTTCTGACACTCATTCCGACACTCCGTCAGGCAAGCCCGATATCAAATCGCTCTCGACCGCCGGCACCTTGAGCATAACAGTTTTAGAAATCCACCCCAGATCCGGATCCGTCATTCCGTTGACCTGCGCAATCCTCCACCATTGAGAAGCATTCCCAAGTTCCCGCGCGGCCACATGAAACAGGGAAATATCCGCAGCACTGACAATAATATCCTGCATCATGTCCTCACGCGATAACGGACGGCAGAGACGTCGATTGCCCCTGCGCCACAGCAACATTCGCCGCAGAACGATTCACCAGACTGCCCGCATCGGCCGCAGCGCTCAGCAGCGCCGCGTTCTGCCTCAAAACGTTCAGTGAAAAACTGTTGACCGGCTGAATGGCTTCAACATTCTGCCCGGCTCCGATCAGAATGGATTGCAATCCACTTCCCGCATTTTCCAGCCCTCCGGCAACAGAGGTCAGCGCAGAAGGCACGGTCGCGAGATTCATACCACTCTGCGCCACGCCGTTGACCGTCCCCAGAGCATCCGTCACCTTCGAAGCAAAACCCCCAGCACCCACCAGCGTCGCCAGCGGCATGACCTGTCCGACAACCGAAGACACCTGTCCCACAGCCGTAAAAACCCCTTCGGAAACATCCGAAACCACGCTGGAAAAACTGTCGAGAGCGCTTCCGACATCATCTCCCAGCATTCCAGACAAGGTACGGGAAGTCTGTACGGTCGTTGTTTCCTGTGGTCGCTCAAGAACCAGCGTATAGGAACAGACGGCACCTTTTGCCTGATAGACATAATGGAACTGAGCGATCCAGACCTGAACAGAAAGACCCGCCGCTGAAAAGGAGACCTGCTGGCCTGCCATCCGTATGCGTTCAACGGCCTGCGCCCGCATCTGCGCATCCGGACCAAGAAAACGCCCTTTCAGCTCCAGACGCCCCGGATCGTTACCCAGCGCATCAACAACACGCCCGCCCCCCGGAAGACGATGCACAACCAGCATCTGCCGGCCGCCAACCTGCAGCGTATCGGGAACTTCAATTCCCGTCAGAATCAGATTTCCCAGTATGACAGGAGATGATGATCCCAGCCGTCCTACGGCACCAATGGCATTTTCGATATCGGAAAAACCAATACCCATCGGGGAACATCTCCTCTGTCAGAAAAATCCAATACTTCGGCCCGGATACTGAGGCTGCATGATTTCATCCACGCCACCGCCAGAACGTCGCGCCGCCAGACGGGACTTGCGATTACCGAACGAAAAATCATCGCCGCGCATCTCGTGATCCGCATCACCACTCACAGTGTTTCTGTCGTGATAATTCCGGAGCGCCGGAAAGGCTGGAAGCGCATCATGTCCCCGTCCGGCTCTTTTAGATGATGACGCGTGCACAGTCTGCCTCGAAACTGGCGGAATACAGATTGAACTTTCATCCGTCCGTACTGCTGTCCAGCGAACAACAGGAGACATACCCGCCGTACCAAGCCTGCTACGACCCACAGGAGATATGCGTTCGATGATTCCCCCCCGACCGAGGGATATCGTCACTCGTCCGACATCAGCAGAAGCCCGTTTCCGCGTTTCCACAGTCCGCCCCAATTTTACATCCAGTCGCCCAAATAGTTTTTTAAACGAAATAACTTTATGCACACCCACACGTATTCCCGCTGTTTCTGCAACCTCGGAAAAAGGCTTCAACAGCGGAAGATCTGGTCGCAGGATCCGCACCACCCGCTCTTTTTTCCACACAGGAAACAATACCGAACGAAATACTGCATCCGATTTTCGAACAGGTGCAATTTCCTGGATGCCCTCTTTTCTTTGAAAGCCGCCACCCCGTACCGTACTCTCAGACACCACAAGCTTCCTGATGGGAGATGGCACAATCCCAACCGGTTTTTTCAACCGAGGCACAGCTGCAACCGGAAACGACCGATGCGTCCACGCCAGCCCTCTGGAAGAAGAGACAAAAAAAGTCCCGGCCGAGAGAAGAGACCGCCAGATGTCCTCTCGCATCATATCTCTCCCCGATAACCCATCATGTCCCAGTCAAAACAGTGCCCTTCCCGCTCTGCGGTAATGACACACGCGGCCAGACGCCGCGCGCTCGACCACCCCCGCAATACGTCCCACGGCACCCCGTGATCCAGCAGATACAGCATCTCCTGAAACCCGGAGTGCCGACTCAGTTTTTTGCGACGTCCCGCAGGCCTTCATCCGCATCACGCTCGAACAACGGCGTCAGCGCGGCAATCCCGACCTTCCCGACCCGACGCGCCAGATCACGGATCTCGTCCTTGCTCTGCGGCATCTGAACCGGAACGCCATCAATTGCCGTCACCGAACAAATCATTTCCGCATAACCAAGCCAGGCGGCTGCCGATGCGCCATTAATCGCACTGCCCGCCGCCTCGATCAGGTCCAACATATCCGCCGGATCGATCTCACGCAGCGTCAGGCGCCGATTATCAGCCAACACAATTTCTTGCGGAAAATCACTCACGAAATCTTCGTCCTCGTAGAAGCAAAGAACTGAACCGTCTGATGGATCATGTGATCCGCCTGCCAGGGATCACTCTTCAGCTGCATGGAGACATTGCTGAATTCCCAGGTACTGGTCGATCCATCCGGTTCGGTCACGTACTGATAGATCGTCCCGCTCCCGACCGTACCGGCATTCCAGTAAGCAGCCTCAACAGCAGCCACCAGATTATCCAGTGCCGCACTGGCACGGGCAATCTGGAACGCACCCCGCCAGCCATTCGGAACATTGAACTCCAGCGGCACCCCGTTCAGCGGATTAGCACGCAGGGCCTGCGTTTCCTGAGCTGCACTGAAGGACGTGACATCCCTCAAATCAACCCGTTGACCATTCCACAAAACGGTAATCCGGCAATCCCGGCCAATGCTGTATGGATTTGCCATTTAGCCAACACTCCCCGACGCAGAAGACACAGTAACCGACGCGCCGCCCTGCAGATTGACGATGAATTTCTCGTTGATGCCCTGGTAGCGAACCGCCACATCCGCCTGCACATAGCCCAGCGCCGTTCGGGACTGCGGATTGTTACTCGAATCACAGACCAC